GTTAATTATACAGGGGATGAACTTTTAGACAAAATCAACGAATATATATCATTAAAAGAGCCTGATGTGAAGATTATAATATCGCCTGATATGAATCCAAAACTATTCCCTAAAGTTTGCTCGTCAAACTCGTCAGCCTCGTCAAACTCGTCAGCCTCGTTATCTTCATATAACTACATCAATATACCCAAGTTAGTTGTTAAGAATACCAGTAACCATCTTCTTACCCACAATGGTTTCGTTTTATGGAAATATATACTTGGAGATTATTTTGGAAAATATTATAATAAAACCTATGTATTTGATTATGATTATACATTATATGATGCGGAGTATCTAAACATATCTGCTGACAATATAGAATCTATTGGCGACATTGGCAATAAGATAATAGCGAGTAACAACTGTATAACTAACATATCGCCTGACATAAGGGACTGTGTAATTTTCTCAAATATTGGCAATGTTGTGAACGAAGTGAGTGGAGGGAACGCAGGGAACGGTGTGAACGAAGTGAGTGGATGGAACGCAGGGAACGGAGGGAAAGGTGTGAGTGGAGGGAACGCAGGGAACGAAGTGAGTTGTGTATATGTAAATAAGGACTATATATTAAATGACGATGATATTGGTTTCATACAGAATACAATTATTAGGATGATAAAGAATATTCATGGAGCCACTGAAATCCAAGTGGCTCCTGGAGTCCTAGATATCCCTAGAGCCCTACAAATAACTAACAGGAAGAACGTATCATTCTCAATAAAACCCTTAAAGAATAGGGATGAAATAATAGAGATTGTTAATAAAAATATTTTGAATACTAATACCAAATATGAACTCATAAAAACTGGCAAGACGACTATTGAAATCATAAAACGAGGGTTATCTAAAAGAGCCTTATTCACGAAGAGGTTCTTCGATGGTAATCACACATATATCACAGACTGTAATGACATTGACTATAACGCTGTAACAGATAATATAAAATATTTACATGTTGATACTATAAATACTACAAACCTATTTATTAAATCTTTGATAATGAATAAAAAGTATGACATCTGTATCATCGCAGGAGGTATAAATGAAAGGATGGGTGTAAATTATCCTAAATGTCTTATAACAGTAGATGGCAAGGTTGTACTTACAAATATTTTAGAAAAAATAAGACCATTTGCTAATAACATATATGTATGTTGTAATAACTATTACAAGAGCGACTTTCAAAAGTATGAGAGAAGTGTCATTTATTCCAATATTCGCTTCAAGTATTTTGATTCGCTTGATAATTCTCAAAGTTATCCTAAAGGTAACGGAGAAACGCTCTATCAGTTTTTAGAAGGTATGAATGTAGGCATGAATGTAACCGACAAGGTTACCGACAAGGTGACCGACAAGGTCTTCGTAATATGGAGCGATATTATAATAGATGATGCTAGAATATTTGAAGAGATGTATAATTTACAATATGGTAATGACTTTCTAATTCCTACAGTATATGAAGAAGACCCTTACGCATATTTAATTATAGAGAAAGACACAGGGACTGTGACAGGCTTTGGATATAGAAGAGACGCTCCTGTAGAAATGGGCTTCCACGACCAATGTATATTCTTGGTTAATACATTGGTCGTTAAGGATAAACTAAAAAAAATAATAAAGGGCAATGGTAAGGGCAATGGTAAGGGCAAAGTCAAAGGATATAAAGAGCTCAACTTTTTAGACGTTGTTAATGATATAGACAATGGCAAGGTCGCCTACTATGAAACAAAGTATCCTTTAAAAAGTTTCAACACATTTAATGATATCCCGAGTAATAGTACGAATCTCTAACTGCGGACAAACGAGTACTTAATATTTATATATGTATTTATATACAAGATACATAATCAATGGATAAGTTTTATAGCGAGTGTGTATTCGTTGACGAGAGTAATAATGTTTTAGATGCCTTCTCTTTAGATGTAGAGGAAGGAAGCAGGTATTTGATAGGCAAATATGTGAGCCCCGATATGAAGGTACTAGAATTGGGAGCAAGATACGGGACTGTTAGTGTATGTCTGGATTATATTTTAGCGAATCCTAAAGAACAGTTGTTATGCGTAGACCCTGATAGTAAAATAAAGGAGTGTCTTAACAAGAACAGGGAGCGCAACAATTGTACGTTCAATATATTTAATGGCGCAATCTCAAAAAAGGATTTATATGTATGTTATAACGGCTGTGGGTGGGAAACCAAAACATACATTGTCCCTCCTTCGCATCTTGCGAGTGAAAAGATAGAATGTATGTCAATTGAAAAGATATACGAGAAATACGGGATAGACTTTGACTGTTTGCTAGCAGACTGCGAGGGGTTCTTGTTGGAGTTCATAAAAGAAAACGAATCGTTCTTTGATACATTGAAATGTGTAATATACGAAGAGGATTGTGGAGAAAATCACCCGATAAACAATACATTTATAAATTACAATGAGGTTGAACTATTCCTACTATCAAAATCATTTGTTCTACAAGAAACATACAGGGATAAAATTGGACTAGATAATAAAATATGGATACGGAGATAAAGGAATAGACAGATATATATAGATATAGATATAGATATAGATATAGATATAGATATAGATATAGATATATAGCATTAGAATATAGCAGATATATGGATAACTATCATATATTTATAGCTTCTTGTGTGGAAGGATTAGATACTCAAGTGCCTAGGATAATTAAAAATATATTAGAAAGCAATATACCAAACGAGTACGCTCATATAATAGTTGGCGGATGCTCTTCTAACGAGACATATTATAAGGATGGCGTGGAAATAGTACATGTGACGTATAGATGCTTTGAGTTTACCCCGCATATTTATATCGCAAGCAATCCCGATAAATATGACTTTGACTTTGGATTTTTAACACACGATACTGTATATTTTGGGAAAGACTTCTATAATCTTATGAAAGAGCAAATTAGCCATTTGAGAACCACTGGGAGCTACGATACGATGCGTATTGATAATGAATGGCCTTCTATGAATATAGGGATATATAGCAAGAAAATTATCGTCCAAAATATGGGTAGATTGAATGAGATAATCATAAATACAAACGATAGAGACGAACTAATAAGATTGAAACATAAACTGACGGGTTATGAGGACTTTATATTGAATCAAAATAGTTATACCAATCATACCAATGTATCTGAAAAAATAGAGAGAGATTTTGAAGGGGTGTATGGTAGTATATCACACGGCCTTTTAAGAACCTTTAAATATATAGACTTTGTTAAATATCAAAGCAACGCATATAATATACAATCTATAGATATTTGTAAGATAGATTAAGGAGCCTCCTTAAGTACTTTCTGTCTTTTTACTATATTCTTTATCAATATACAGCGTCCTGTCTTTAGATTCAATACTTTGCCTTCAGGGCACTTCTTCGGTACTTTAGGAACCTTTGGTACTTTAGGAACCTTTGGTACCTTTGGTACCTTTGGTACCTTTGGTATCTCTTTTTTCTTATTTAGTTTAGGAACATTTTTAATATTCCTTATCAATATACAGCGTCCTGTTTTTGGATTTAATACTTTGCCTTCAGGACACTTCTTCGGGACTTTAGGAACCTTCGGGACTTTTGGTACCTCTTTTTTCTTATTTAGTTTAGGAACATCTTTAATATTCCTTATCAATATACAGCGTCCTGTTTTTGGATTTAATACTTTTCCTTCAGGGCACTTCTTCGGTACCTTCGGGACTTTAGGAACCTTCGGTACTTTAGGTACCTTCGGTGCCTTCGGTGCCTTCGGTGCCTTCGGTACATTGTTATATGGTTCCGTATCAGTATTACGGTTAGATTCATTTGAAGTATCTTGTTTAGCATCCTTACGAACATATACTAATATCCGCGTTCCTTTGCTGAAGTTAAAGCAGATATCACGGTGTGCCAATTTATGTTTCAAGGCTTCCGGGATACATTTTGCGGTGTTTAGACAAAAGTCGCCATTGTATTTAATATTCCAATCATATTTCATAAGCTCGCAAGGAATATTCCTTGTTATTATTTTATTCGCCATTACAGGATCCATGCTAGTTCTCGTCCAACCATTATATATATATTTGCCCTTCTTACAGGTTATCCCAGCGATTGAGTGCCCGTTATCTTTATTTATATTCCAATTTGTCAATATAACGGAATCCAAGTTATATTCGGTGCCCATATAATATATTCTTTCACGCATAGATTTGAGCTCGTCCTTTGTGACGCCTTCTTTTAATGTATTATTTGGAAACGTGTCCTTGTAAAAGGCAGTGTTCTCCTTGTTATTTCTAATAATAACTATCAATATTGATGGTGGCGATAGCGGCGATAGCGGCGATAGTGGCGATAGCGGCTGTTGCGCCTTTATATTTTTCTCTACATATTTGAAAGTATAATTAGGTATAACACGTATTTCTATCTGCTTTTTATTAATCTTGTATAGAACATTATTGCCAAACTCCTCGTTCAAAAAGGAATACGTCATAAAATTGTCAGCCACGTTATAATCATACATTTCATAATCAACATTCAAGAGTTTATATAGCTTGCCTATGTAATATTCGGCATTAAATCCCATAACCTTACTCGGTATATAAGGGAATGACCTATTATCCACCTTGTTAAGTAATGAAAGCACCTTCCCAAACGTATTATCGCTAAACCTATTGTAATCCAGGCTTTCTCTAGAGCCTAAACCTACCTTCAAGTAATTGTCGTCTAATATGTGCTTAATTAGTTTAAACAATGCTTTCTTTTTATCGCCAAATATAGTGAGTCTTGACTTCCAACTCCTTGCGTTCTTCTCGCTTTTCTTTACAACCCAGCTTTTAGATGCCTCAAGTAATATCTTGCGACTACGCTGACTGTAAAACATCGCCACAAAAGTCGCCATAAACCAGCAAATCGGCCCAACTTGTTTAGGTGTCAATATCCTAGAACAAACGCTAGTATTCGTTGGCATATTTAATCTTTATAGGGATGGATATGTTTATAATTACAAGACACTCTAATATATCTATATAAAAAATTGATACCTATAGGTATATAAATAATAGACATACCTATATACCTATTAAATATTAAAACGAAATATGGACGTGCGCTACATCGTAATCTGCTTCTTGTGCTTCTTGAATCTTATTATTTCGCATTCGCATTCGCATTCGCATTCGCATTCGCACATTAAGAAGCCTCCTATGATAAGATGTAAGAGCGCACCTAACCTACGGGCGCTATACAATGATACTATATATATGTCAATTAACGATAATAACAAAAATCTGGTTCCTTATAATAAATATAAGTCTATTATCTTTAATCGCTACAGAAGGAATATATACCTTCGGTCAAAGGAGAAATATACCTTACCTTGATTGATTGATAAATAATATAAGACTAAAATAAGAATAGATATATAACGAAACTACCATAGGAACGTGAGAACGCGAGAATGTATCAAACGAGTATTAGAAATAAGAAGAGGATAAGTCAGTTTAACAAGGTCGCCAATAATAACTATACAATTGACAGGGAACACGAGGAATACGCGTTTGTCATTAAACTTCTAGGGAATTGTAGGGTTCAAGTATTATGCGATAATGGGAATGAGGCGATTGGGGTTATTAGAGGGTCTATGCGTAGGTTCAATAAGAGGGTATTGATAGAGACGGGCGATATCGTAGCAGTATCTATGCGCGAGTTTCAAGATAATAAGGTTGATATCGTTCATAAATACAATGCGGAGCAGTGTAAGATACTTATTAATACGAAAGAGATATCTGATACATTGTCTAACGCGTATAACAAGGTTTCTTTATCGGCTATTAACAATTCAAATGAAGAGAATCTAATATTTGATGAGGACACTGTAGGAGAGACTGGCGATTCTAGAGAGACTGGCGATTCTAACGATGCCATTAGTAAAAAGAAGAGAGATATTGCGAATAATGTAGATTACAGCAATATGACCTTTGAGTTTAATAGCGAAGACGAGGATGCTGAAGCTGGTGAGCCGGACGAAGCTGGTGAGCCGGACGAAGCTGGCGAAGCTGGTGAAGCTGGTGAAGCTGGCGAAGCTGGTGAAGCTGGTGAAGCTGGTGAAGCTGGTGAAGCTGACGAGACAGACGACGGTATCTAGGTGTTATTTATAATTTATAATTTATAATTTATAATTTATTTTTTATTCTATAGATTGTGTAAAAATAAAACATATATAAAATATAGAGATATATAATATACTTATTACATTATAATGGCATTTAATGATGAATATACAGGGTTTGATATTAATTATAGCAAGGACTATTCTACTCTACAGATAAGAGGCGGTATTAAAAATGGTGCTATGTATTCAAGTGTTATAATAATTGCCGCGAATCCCATAGATAGAATGAGTAATTACTCGGGTTCAGGGCTTCCTTTCCCGAATTATGAGATAGCCTTTGATAATACGCAAAATATTTACAAAATAGATAGCACGGGATTCTTTGACATATCCTTTAAATATCCTAACAGCTTCTATATGCCTGACGGAATCAATAAGATAAAACCCTCCATATATTTTGTATTTACGGATATGAATAATAAGACGTTCCGTATTCAATATGAACTTCACGATATTCTCGCATTACGTACATTGATTAATAGAAGTTCTCGTAAAAACCCCGAGTTCTATGGGGCAAAAGATTACATCCTGCCTATAGACACTGCGGAGAAGGTTATGTACGCATATTCACGTGCGAAGATTGAGAATGACATTGGTTAATAGCGAAGCCCGCGAAGCAGCGAAGCCCGCGAAGCTATATATTGAGAATAAATCTGTGTTATTTTTTTAATGTAATTTTAAAAATTGATTAGATATCCTGTTTTTGATTTAGTAAAGCCTGTCTTGTAAGCCAGTCTATTTTGACAAAGCAAGCGACCTCTAGCGAAAGCAAGCGACCCGTGACCGAACGTGACCGAACGCGACCGAACAATGGCAACTGTCAAGATTAACTTCTCTACCGACCGCATCAAGTTCCTTCTATATGAAATGGCAAAGACCTGTGTGTTTGAAAACAAAGGGGTTATCTTTGGCGGGTATGCGAGGGATACGATAGTTAGCGACCACTTCAAGTCCATCTTTAACAGCGCCAATAAATATAATATCAACAAGTTTTGGAACCGGTTTTATCAACCCGAAACGGCCGCTCGCACTATCATCCCGAGGGACATGGATATCTGTATGTATTCTTTGGGTGATGTTGAACTATTTACTACCGCCATCCAGAACATCTTTAACGATAGGGCAGGGTACTCAAATGTCTCATTGACAGACACCACGCTTTCTAGGGAAAGTTGCTATTTCGGCATCCCTGTAATTATACACAAACATATCAGTGTAAAAATTACGGTTGGCAAGATTCCCTTCGTCCATAGCGGTGTTGAGATTGTTCTGGACTTTGACATAATAGTTCCTAGAAATAAAAGGTTAGAACCGCCATTCTACAAGGTAGATTTGTTGTCTAATGTGTTTCTCTTGACTAAACAGGGAATGCTCATCTCCAATCACACGGGAACCATCATTGACAAGATGAGTATCCTGGATAAGCAGAAAATATCGGTGCTTATTATGAGCGATATTGTAGAGTTCAAGACGGAGTTCTGTATGGAGAACTATACGGATCGTTACGATTGCGGGAACTTTCGCTATAATAGCAAGGTGGTTGAGCGTCTTAACAAGATGCTGTTTAGGAGCTTTCCTTTGGAAATCACGAATCTGCCATTGGAGATGGAGGTTTTCAAGGAGGATAATATTGAGAATAATATGTGCTGTATCTGCCATAGCAACTTCAAGAACAAGGAGCTAACCGCAAATATTTATAGCGACAACCCCTCTAAAACCAAGAAGATTTGTACGATGACGTCGCACAGAAAATGCCTGTTTAAATACCTTGATACGCAGGTTGAAAACGCTCAAATGGATAGGTTGGAAGCGACTGATAAATTTGAGTTTAGATGCCCTATGCGAAACGTGATTAACTTTAAGAAATGCGCTTCTAACATTGATGCGATTATCGGTGAAAAAATGAGCGTGCTAAACGGAGCTAGGCGACGCTAAACGGAGCTAGTCTACGCTAAACGGAGCTAGTCTACGATTCTGTATAGTATATGTTATGTTATATGTATTCTCCATTTTTTATATTTTATTTTTATACAGTATCCTGTTTAGCACACTCCCGAAGGTATAACTTACTATAGATATTAAAATGATGACAATTAAGTTTGAAGCTTTTGACAAATAGAAAACATCACAATGCTCTGTGGCATATAGATATACTTCAAATATTATAATCTTAATAAACATCCCGAAAATAATATCAAACCCGAATATAGCTCCTAAAAGAAAATTAACTAATATATGGGAAATAAGATACACCTTATTTTCCAAAATGTTATTCGCATCGTTTGGATAAAAGAACATATCTATGGCGTGTATATTAAAAACGCATCTTATTATGGTAAATGATAGCGTAATTGTAAATATTGACAATAAGTATATGTAAAAATATGCGGTATCCATTGATAAGCTATCGCGATATTTACGGTATTCTAATAAGATAAGATAAGATTATTTGAGATATTAAGATATTAAGATATTAAGATATTAAGATATTAAGATATTGTTATGGCTTT